GCCCGCCCCGGCACGGCAAGTCCTCGCTGACCACGCTGCGGTATCCCGTGTGGCGCCTGGAGCAGGACCCGTCCACCCGGGTGGTGATGGCGGCCTACAACCAGACCTACGCCGAGAAGCTCTCGCGTCAGGCCCGAAAGATCGCCCGGGGTCGAGTGCCCATCTCCCGGGAGAGGAACAGCGCCAAGCAGTGGGAGACGCCCCAGGGAGGCGGGGTCCGGGCCTGCGGGGTCGGGAGCCCGCCCACGGGAGAAGGCGCGGTCTCACTGATCATCGACGATCCAACGAAGAGCCGCCAGGAGGCGGACAGCCCGGCCTACCGGGAGAAGGTCTGGGAGTGGTACTCCGAGGACCTGCTGACCCGGCTGGAGCCTGGCGGATCGATCGTGCTGATCATGACCCGCTGGCACCAGGACGACCTCGCGGGACGGATCCTGGCCAGCGAGGACGCCTCCGAGTGGACGGTCCTTTCGCTGCCCGCCCTGGCCGAGGAGAACGATCCCCTGGGCCGCAAGCCCGGTGAGGCGCTGTGCCCGGAGCGCTACGACGAGCGGGCGCTGGAGAAACGCCGACGGGTCATGGGCGAGCGAGCCTTCGCGGCGATCTTCCAGCAGAACCCCCGGCCGCGCGGCGGCAACCTGTTCAACCGGGTTTGGTTCGGGATCCTGGACGCCGTGCCTATCGAGGCCGCAGCCCGGATTCGCTACTGGGACAAGGGCTACTCGGCCCAGGGCGACTGGTCCGTGGGATGCCGGATGTCAAAGAGCCGGGATGGGCTCTGGACGATCGAGCATATCGTCCGCATCCGGGGCACCCCAGCGGAACGCAACCGGGTCATTCGGGAGACCGCGAAGGCCGACGACGCCCTGTTCGGCAGGCGGGTGCCCGTTCACCTGGAGCAGCCCCCAGGGGCCGGCCACGAGACCACGGCCACGCTGATCAAGGAGTTGGCCGGACATGTGGTCCACGCGGCCCAGCCCCGGGGCGAGAAGACGGAGAGGGCCGAGCCGTTCTCCAGCCAGGCCGAGGCCGGCAATGTGCGGCTGGTGCGCGGCCCGTGGAACGCGGCCTTCCTGGACGAGCTGGAGGCCTTCCCTAACGGGGAACATGACGACCAGGTGGATGCCGCCAGCGGGGCCTTCCGGGTCCTGGAGAACCGACGGACGGTCAATCTGAGGTGTTAATCCATGGGGCTGTGGGCGCGGTTCTTGAACTCGGTGATCCGCGCCGCCGTCCACTGGCACCCCCAGGGGAAGCGCCCCGAGGCGCTGTGGGCCAACCTCTGGCCGGCCAGTCCCATGGGCTGGCCGGGCGGCTGGTCCGGGGACCGCTGGCAGCAGGTTCTGCACTACAAGCAGTGGGTCTACATCGCCGTCCGGGCCATCGCCAGCAACGTGGCCATGCTCCGCCCCCGGGTCGCCCTGGTGGAGACGCGGGACCGGGACCGTGCGATCAACGAGGCCACCCGGGCGGCACGCCGCAAGGCCCTGGCGACTCCCCAGGAGCACGAACAGCTCGAGCCCGTGGGCCCCGAGCACCCGCTGGTCCGGCTGTTCAACGACCCCAACGAGCCGGATACCGCCTTCGACCTGTGGTACGAACTGGCGATGTTCCTGGAGCTCACGGGCACGGGCTACCTGTGGGCCTACCCCAATGGGCTGGGCCTGCCCGCGGAACTCTGGGTGATCCCCAGCCACTGGCTGCGGATCAGCAAGCCGGGCAAGCAGCGGATGGTCGAGAGCTACCAGCTGATGCCCTACGGGACCGCGGGCGGGGCGGGGGGCTTCGAGATCCCGGCCGACCAGGTGATCGCCATCCGCCGGAAGAACCCGCTGACCAAGATCGACGGCTTCGGCCACCTGCAGGGCGGCGCCGAGTGGATCGACACGGGCGAGTCCATCACGGCCTCGCGGTGGTCGAGCTTCAAGCAGGGCACCTACCCGGGCCTGCACTACAAGCTCCCCCCGGGGGTGCAGCCCGACGACGACGAACTCGATCGGCTCTACGCCAAGTTCCTGGCCCGGTTCCAGGGCGAGCGCAACACGGGCCGGCCGATCATCACCACCGATGGGGCCGAACTGAACCGGCTCAGCCTGACCCCGATGGAGATGGACTACTCGGCCTCGGCCGACCAGATCCGGGACCAGATCCTGGCCCTGTTCGGGGTGCCCAAGGGGATCGTGGGGATCGAGCCGGCCGGAGACCAGATCTCCGCCTACGCCCCGCTCCGGCAGTTCTGCCGGTTCACCCTGGCCCCCCTGTTGTGCCAGCTGGGACAGGTGCTCACTGAGAAGCTCGCTCGACGCTACGACCCCAGACTGCGGGTCTGGTGGGACGACCCGACACCGGACGACCCGCGCCAGCTCAACGAGGACCTGCGGACGGACTGGACCATGGGGGCCCTGACCCCCAACGAGGTGCGGGCCCTGCGCGGCCGCGGCCCGTTCGAGCACGGCGGGGACGACCCCCTGATGCCCGCCGGGATGCAGCCCAGGCCCTGGGCGACCGGGTCGGGCCCGGAGCCCTCGGGCGCCAGTCGGATTGCCCTGCCGGGCGAACAAGGGAGATAACGGATGCACGCCATCCTCGACAGTGTGAAGCGCCGGCAGCACCGGCTCACCGAACTGGCTCGAAAGCGAGCCTACCATCACCCCGCCCTGGCCCTGGCCGGCTCCTGGGCCAAGGTGCTGCCCGGGGGCAAGCTGTCCCTGGCCACCCGGGCCGACGAGGCCCCGACGACCAGCGATGCCGAACTGTCCGCCAGCTTCACGATCAGTTCGCTCTCGAAGGACCGCCACGGCGACGTGGTGATCCCCAAGGGCTGCCTGCCCACCCTGGGGACCTACGAGAAGAACCCCATCGTGTTCTTCAACCACGACTCCTGGCGCTTCCCCCTGGGGGTGGCGCGGAGCCCTTCTGGCAAGCTCGTGGTCGAGGTCCTCGAGGACCGCATCCTCTCGACCTGCTTCTTCCACGAGGAGACCGAGGAGGCCCGGACCACCTACCGGCTGGTCAAGAAGGGCATCCTTCGCGGCGCCTCGATTGGCTTCCGGCCTCGCAAGGGGGAGAGGATCAAGCCCAGGGAAGAGGACGAGTCCGCCCCGCGCAACGAGGTGGACTTCGAGAACTACTGGTACAGCCTGATCTTCCACGAATGGGAGCTGGTCGAGTGGTCGATCGTCGGCGTGCCCGCCAATCCCGATGCGGTGTCCCTGGTTCTGAGCGAGGGCAAGCTCGACGGCGAGCCCATCGCCGAGCCGATCAAGCGACTCCTGGAGCCCTATCGCCTGGCCCGGCGCTGGTGGGATGTGGGGGGCGCGGTGCGGAAGGCCGTCAAGCCCATGGCCTGGCTCCAGAAAACCGAGGCCGAGGGGGAAGGCGCTGGCGCCGGTACGGGCGACGACGCCGACGGCGAGGGCGAAGACGCGAACACCGAGAGCGAGGGCAAGGAGGTCGTCCAGGCCATCCTCTGCCCCAAGGACAAACACGCCTCCCTGGAGGACGCCTCGGCCTACGTGGAGTCCCTGGGGCTGGACGGCTCCGACTCCGAGGACGCCGGCGACTGGTGGGCCTTCATCCAGTTCGAGCCCGACCTGTGCAGCCCTGAGACAGCACGCCGCGAGGATTTGGAGGACGGCTGCCAGGTGGTGCTGTGTGTGCGCGCGGAAGAGTCCTCCTCCCGGCTGGCCGACGAGCAGCAGGGCTTCGGCGAGGGCGACGAGACTGAGACTGAGAGTGAGACCAATACCGGATCCGATGACTCCGACTCGGAGGGGAAATCCATGAGCCAGAAGAAGGGCCCCTGCGGGCGGTGCGCCGGCGCGGGCAAGGGTGGCAACACTCGGGTGGTGCAGAAGAAGACCACGACCAAGCAGGACGAGCAGCCTGCCGAGGGCCAGCAGCAGGCCGACACCACCCCGGAGCCCATGCTGCCGGGCGTGGCCCTGATCCACGCCTTCAAGGCGGTCATGGATCAGCTGGCCCCCATGCAGGAGAACGCCGCGGTCAAGAAGGGACTGCAGAAGACCTCCAGTCTCTGGCGCGAGATCGCCTCCAAGGAGTACCCCGAGGTGGACTTCGGCTGGAAGGACTCCGAGGACGGCGGCGATGCCGACGGTGGCCACGAGGAGCCCGACGGCGACGAGAAGGACGACGAGCCTGCCGAGGGCGAGGAGAAGCGGAAGTCCCTGGTGGTCAAGCTGGGCAAGCGCCGGCTGGGTGTCTGCAAGGACGCCACCGAATGGATGGGCGAGCATGCGGGCGAGGAGAACCTCACCAAGGCCCAGCGGGCGGCCTGCAAGTACCACCACAAGGCCCTCACGGATCTGATCCAGGAGATCGAGGGCGAGCCCGAGGAGGAGCCTGCCGAGGGCGAGGGCAAGCAGCTCAAGCAGCAGGCCGACGGCACCGTCTCCGCGACCGACCTGGAGGCGATGCTGGCCCAGGTCCTGCAAGGGGCCAAGACCCTGGACGGGGCCCTGTACCGGCTGACCGGCAAGTAAGCATCCACGCACCGACCACGGAACCCAGACCACGTTTCGCGCCCGATGGCTCCCCCGGGCGTGACAGAGCACCCGGCGGGAGCAGCACGCGAAACGAGAAGAGGGAGAGACCACGTCCGCAACCGCAACCCCGACCCCGGCGGTCCTGGAGCAGCTCAAGGGCCTGGCCGACTGGCAGAAGGCCATGGAGGCCAAGCTGGCCAGCCTGGGCCAGCCGGTCCAGCACGGCCTGAGCCCCGGCGAGGCCCTGCAGCAGCGCCTGGGCCAGCAGAAGGAGCTTGCTGGCAAGGCGGTCGTCTTCGACGCCGAGGGCAACCCGATCCCGGTCAAGAGCAGCCGGATCCAGCGGAGCATCGGCTGGGGCGAGTACCTCAAGGACCTGGCCGCCGCCTGCGAGCGGGGCGGCGAGTCCAGCGAGAAGCTGATGCTCGACAAGCACGGGGCCAAACTGGCCATCAAGACCGCCCTGGCCGAGAGCACGGGCACCACCGGCGGCTACACGGTCCCGCCCCAGTTCGTGGCCCAGCTGCTCACCCTGGCCATCGAGGAATCGATCGTCCGGCCCATCGCCACGACGATCCCGATGACCTCGCGGTCCGTGCTGATCCCGGCCCTGGACTACACCCGGGGCGCCGCGGGGGCCTCGCCGTTCCTGGGCGGGGTCTCGGCCACCTGGACGGAGGAGTCGGCCACCCGGACCGAGACCGAGCCGACCTTCAAGCAGATCGAGATGACCGCCCGGGAACTCTCGATGTACACCGTGGCCAGCAACACCCTGCTGGCCGACTCGGCGATCGCCCTGGACGCCTTCCTGACCCAGATCTTCTCGGCCGCCATCGCCTGGTACAGCGACTACGCCTTCCTCCAGGGCAACGGCGCCGGCAAGCCCCTGGGGGTGCTCAACGCCCCGGCCACCATCCAGGTCAGCCGGGCCAGCGCCGGCCGCTTCAAGATGGCCGACGCCTCGCAGATGCTGTCCCGGCTCCTGGCCTCCAGCCACGGCTCGGCCTGCTGGGTGATGAGCCAGTCGGTCATCCCGGAACTCATCCAGATGGCCGACAACGGGGGCAACGTGGTCTTCATCCCCAACTTCGGGGTGCGCGACGCGGCCCAGGGCGGCGGCATCGCCATGAAGATGCCCATGATGCTCCTGGGCCTGCCCATCTTCTTCACCGAGAAGGTGCCCGTGCTGGGCTCGGCGGGCGACGTCAACCTGCTGGACCTGTCCAAGTACCTGATCGGCGACCGCATGGAGCTGCAGCTGGACGTCAGCCCGCACGTCAAGTTCCTGCAGAACCAGATGGTCTGGCGGGTCGTGGCCCGCATGGACGGCCAGCCGTGGCTGACCCAGTCCATCACCCTGGCCGACGGCTCCACCACCGTCAGCCCGTTCGTGTCCCTGGCGGCGTGACCACGAAGCAGGAGTTGAACCACAAAGGACACGAAGGACACAAAGG